TTCTTCGCTTGCAGCTTTTGCAGCAATAGCAGCTTTTTCTTGTGCGTCTGACTCTTTAATAATAGCTTCGCCAGTTTTTTCAACTAGTTGGGCAACTTGAGGCTCAGACACGGTTGCGACAGGTGCCGCCTTAGTCTCGATATTAGCCTCTTCTTTGAGGGTTTCGAGATTAATTGTATCTACGACTTGATCAGCCATGGGTTCATTCTCCTTATCAGAATTATTGTGAAGCTCTTTAGTCAGACTTTCGTTAGAATCCTTGTCTTCACCGATTTGTGTTTTGGTTTCGACTGGTGAAGAAAGTTCGTCTGCATTCACATTAAGAACATTATCACAGTCTTTTCCATTAGAGTCAATCTCTAAAAACTTAAAGATTGGGCTTTGGGCGGTTGCTAGTTTAACTACCCTAAACATTTTTTCGTTATAGTTTACTAAATCATTGTGTTGAAGATTTTCAGTGTCTACTGACAGTAAATTAATCATTGGAATTTCTTCGTCAGCATCTCTGATAACGAGTTCTTCTTCCTCTTCTTCTTTTACTTCAATTTCTTCTGATTTTTCTTCAATATCAGATTCAGCTTTTACTTCAATTGACTCTTCGACTGCGTCTTCAGTAACATCGGTTTTGATTTCCACCTCTAATTCAGTCTTTTCGTCAATATCTTCAATAGTGTCTTTTGCTTGAGACATTGCTTCCTCCTCTGTTGGAGATAGAGGACGTTCACTTACAATTTCCTCTGACTCCATGTTAAGAATGGGCACACCCATCATAGTAATATCGTGCGTATGCGGAGGTTCCCCAGCACTTAGCACGGCACCGTTGAGGATGCGGTGTGCATGATTAGACATATGAGAGGCATAAGTAGTCACCCCATTATCGCTTGCATCTAATTCAACAGTATGATAATGACCACCAACTACACTGGTAATACCAGCAGTAACTTCGTTCATCATCTTTTGTTCATCGTGAGATACATCAGCATCTATTGATGTAACAAATTCTTTATAATCTTGGTCATTATCAAAACTTTTACGTATTGAAAATAGTGAGTCTTGATTACATGGAACACTAACTACAGATATTTCTAAAAGTTCTACATCTGTAATAGTCATAGAGTCATCTTCTCTATTATATTTACCATCTTTAACTCTAAAGCCTACTGAGAAACTTTTTAAAGCTCCATCTTTGATTAGGGTTTGTACTCCATGAAGCTTTTCAGCAGCTTCACTTACGGAACCTTCAACAAATATACCTTTTTTATCAACTTGAATCTTATCAATACGCCCAATAGGAGTATCATGTTTATGTTGATAAAGCATTACAGGATTTCTTCTAAAATTTTCTACGCCTTTAGCCCATGCTTCAGCAGTGACAACGTCACCAGAACGATCTTTAGCAGTGGTATTAGCATATCCAGCAATTTTAAGAGATTTTGATCCTTTTTTTAAGGCTTTTGTTTCGAAGGAACTGTTTAGATATAATGTTTTATTCGTCATTTGTTGCTTCCTCGACTGTAGAATCCCCTTCAACGGGTCTTCCACCTTGTGTAGCGTCTGTTGCACTACCTGTTATATTTTGTGGTACTCTTATAGTATCATTATCTTCTAATTTTGGAAATTTTAATCCCTCACGAGCCTCATTTGGGGTTATGATTCCTGTATTAACCAGAGTAGAATAATAAATAGCTTGTGTTCTATTATCTGGTTGTAGTGCCGGAACTACAAGTCTATCAGGACGAATAGTAACACCATTATTAAAGAAATGTGAAAAGGCACTTCCAAACTGATTTAACATAGGAAGTATAGTCTGTAAATAAAATAATTTTTGATTTGCATCTATATTAGCATTATTACCTGATTTAAGTAGGACATATGGAACACCTAAAGCTTTAGCCATATCCATCTGTATACGCTCTATAGAATTTTCAAAATCTAGTTTATCAAAACTTACAGCAGAAAAGGGATCAATCTTAAGTCCTCCATCTAAAATAGCTGGATTACGTGCGCCATCAAAAATAGTATTATAAGTAGAGCGCCAAGACTCAAGTAATCTTTGTTTTACTCTTTGTGAGAGTATATTATCTGTAGACAATACAAAACCTGGAAGAGCATTATTCTTAAAGAACTGTCTTTGAAACTTAATCATATAGTAGTAAAGTTCCATTAACTTAAGTAGGGATTTAAGTTTAGAAGTACCTCTAAAAATAGATTCATCATTTTCAGCCATTACATGTATAATTTCTTCAGGAGCAAACTGAATAGCATCTGCTTTCCTAGTTTGTTTTCTACCAGTAAAAAAGTTATCAGATGCTTGTTGATTAGCTATCAAATAGTTGTAATGATTTACAAAAGTAACAGGATCAGGTACTACTTCTACATCGTTTGCAGGTAGTAAATAAATATCATTACCATCATAATAAAAGAAAGCATTACCATCTAACATAAAATCTAAAAAAGCTCTTCTAAAGAATCTTACTCTGTCTTCAAAAGGATTAGGTTTTATATTTAGTAATCTATTAACTTTTTTAGCAGGACTATTACCCTCAACTATAAAAGGTATTTCAACACATGAGTTTATAATCATCTCAACAGAACGATGAACAACTTCAATTTCTCTATAAGCTTGTTCAAAATCTACAATTGTTTCTGGAGAAGCATAAGGCGATAAAGCAGCAATAGATGGCTGTGCTGGATTAAGCTTTTCAGCTATCCATTCTCTAAATCCCATTTTATTATCTGCCATTTTTTGTCCTTTGTATGTCTAACCAATTTTTAATTTTAGGTGCTAAATGGTTAGAGTAAGTCTGTCCGTATAGTGAGTGTAGCTGTTTATGATGTTTAGAGCATAGAGTAAATAAATTTTTATGACTCAAATCATCTTCACAATCTTTTGCAAAAATAACTCTTAATTCTTTAATTTTTTCAACACTATCTACTTCTTTTATGCTGTTCTTAGCACACCATTTACCAAACAATTCACTTACACTGTATAAATGATGTAGCTCTAATTTAGTTTTACTACTACAGATATAGCAATCTTCTCTAGTTTTGTAATCTTTCTTAATATAGTCTCGTATATACTTAATTGGAAATCTTTTTAAATCGCTCAATTACACTCCACCTCATATCATAATGCTTTGTATCAGTATTCAATCCTACATCATCTTCTGGTAAGTTTAACACTTTCCCACCAACTGTGTCAAGATATTTTAAATTTAAATACTTCTTAAGTAAATAAGATACTATTATGTCATCTCCACGCTTAGGATAACCTATTTTATCTATATCTTTTTTTAATAAATCTAAAGCAGATTGTTTAATTAAAGTTATAGCCCCCGCTATAAAGTCTACTTTAGCATTCTCATTCCAATGGTCAGTTAATTCTTGATATGAATTAGCAGATTCTACTCCTGATTTTCCATAAACACCAACTATAGGTAATTGTTTATCGTACATTTTTTTAACTAAAGAGGGATGAGGCATTAGATCATCATCTACTATTAGCTTATAAGGTTCGTCATATTCAAAACAACGCACCCATCTTTCCATGCATAACCAGTTTTTTTCATTATTTATAACATCTATGCCATCACCTAGATAAGGAAAAGGATTATCAGGATTATTATTAACTATAGTAACAGGCATAATAGTTTTATAAGTTCTAGCTATATTGTCTACATTGTCTGGTCTTTTGTAGTTTAATATTATTAATCTTATATTATCCATAAATAGATACACCACTCATTTTAGAATGAGTATATATAGCATATCTTACAGAATCACTAGGATGAGAAGTCCAATCATGAATTGGTTTAGGATTTTCTGTATTAGGATTCCATCTATAAGAGCTCATAGCAGAATAAGTGTGTTTTCCTCCCATAGTATCAAAATACAAATTGTCATTTTCTATTAAAGACTGTAAACAAGCTATACCGTCATTAACAGACTTAATAGCATTTTCACAATATATATCATAGTCATAAGCAAAATCAGCTTTTACTTGTTGAGCTGCTGAATCTATGTATATAGTTTCTATGTTCCACCTATCTATTTGTTCTTGTATTGCACCAGCTAACTCAGAAGTAGTAGATTCTTTTGAAATATATTCATCTAGTATATAATATGATTCACCATCATATCCTATAACAACAAATACATTCTCATCTCTATACCCAACATCGAGTCCTGCAATAATCTCTGAGTATCTATTTTCTGCATAATCATCAATATGTTTTGTTTCATCTAAATACTCATATATCTGTGCTTCTGTGGTAGTCCACTCACACTCATATTCCTGGGCAAAAAGTGCTCTTGTAGA